CCAACAATAACATCAACTGAAACACCTACTAACACCCCAACTATCACCTCAACAGAAACGCCAACTAACACACCGACTATCACCTCAACAGAAACGCCAACTAACACACCGACACCCACTCAAACACCCACAATCACTTCAACTGAAACACCGACCAATACCCCAACTATTACTTCAACTGAGACACCCACCAACACTCCAACAAATACAATAACACCAACTAATACAATAACACCTACCAACACAGAGACCCCAACTCAAACTCCAACAAATACGATTACTCCAACTAATACGGAGACCCCAACCCAAACTCCAACACCTACGGTAACTGAAACACCTACTAACACACCTACTAATACTCCAACAATAACACCAACCACAACTCAAACACAAACACCAACCAACACACAAACACCAACCAACACAATAACCCCAACGAACACAATAACACCTACTAATACTGTCACACCAACCAATACTCAAACTCCAACAAACACTATTACACAAACTCCAACAAACACTATTACACAAACTCCAACAAACACGGAAACTCCGACTCAAACACCAACGAATACAAATACACCTACAGTTACACAAACACCAACGAATACTATAACATCAACCGTAACAGAAACACCAACTCAAACTCCAACTAATACCGTTACACCAACTATAACATCAACTGAAACACCTACAAATACACCTACAATAACATCAACTGAAACACCTACAAATACGCCTACCGTTACACCAACTATAACATCAACTGAAACACCTACAAATACACCTACCATTACCCCAACAAATACATCAACTCAAACTCCGACTAACACTCCAACACCAACAATAACTTCAACAGAAACTCCGACTAATACACCTACTAATACACCAACTAACACTGTAACATCAACAAATACGTCAACCAATACACCAACAAGGACATTAACGAATACACCTACCATTACTAAAACACCAACTATAACCCCAACAGTAACAACAACACCAATTTATGTCATCGCCGAAGCTTACCCTTGTTGTGAATCATCACCACAAAATATTGAAAGGATTAGTATCCCTTCAGGATATGCAGGTTCTGAAGCTTATTATGTTGTTGTGGCAACTAATGGGTATTGTTATAAGGTCGGAACATATCCCGCAATAGGTTCACCAACCATTGTTTGGGATAATACCAAACCTGTGTATCCAATGTTTGATGGTGATTATAATTGTTCACCTTGTACATCAACATATCCTTGTCCAACACCTACACCTACACCAACAATAACTTCAACTAATACACCAACAATAACTTCAACTAACACACCAACGCAAACACAAACAAACACTATTACGCCAACTAATACAATCACAAACACACAAACAGTAACAATAACATCAACAGTTACACCAACAATAACCTCAACAAATACCCCGACCAATAGTATAACACCAACAGTCACATCAACCATCACTCCGACAAACAGTATAACACCAACAGTCACATCAACCATCACTCCGACAAACAGTATAACACCATCTATAACTGTCACACCAACATTATCAATAACACCAAGTATAACACCGTCATACACACCGAGTCAAACTCCGTCATATACACCATCACCAACACCTACACCTACAACATTAAGTAATTTATTATTACTACAAACAGGCGGTTACATTATCTTACAAGACGGTTCAGGATTTATCCAATTACAACAAAATTAAGACAAAAAAAAAATATCGTCTAAAAAGACGATATTTCCACATTATCGGTATTTTAGACGATAATTACCAAATTTTAAGTTGTTTCATATGACCTAAAACACAACAATAAGCGTCTGTTTGGTCAAAATTCTCTTTCTTCAATGTATTATTTTTAGTGTATAACCATTGAATTTGTGGTTCTCTTTTTGCAACTTTTTCCCACACAATTAGCTTTTTATCAATATCTTTAGGTAACCCACCAAACAAAACAAATTTACCTTTATCATTTTCTTGAACTAATTCAGGAAAAGCATTTTTTCTTGATTCATAAGTTGAAATGAAATCAGGTATAACATTAAGTGTGTCGTAAATTACTTTACAAATAAAACTATTAAATCTAAGTAATGTTTGAACTGTCCTAATATTGTTAGAATTTAATAATGGTTCTTCAATCACTACTTTAGTAATCCCCATACCTTTATACTGTTCCAATTTTAATTTAAAAATATCACTTTTAAGTAAAAGTTCTTTAATTTTACTTTCTTCTTTAGGTTTAGGTACTGGCGAAACGTGAGTTAACTCTAATAAATTACCTGTTTGAATTTCAAATAAAGCCCATCCTATAGTTTTAGTTGATATGTCAAGCCCTAATACTTTAGGACTTTCTTTTAGTGTCTTCCTCATATTAAAAATCAAATTTAATTAAAAACTGTTGTATACCTTGACGTAAAACCGGTGATTGCAGTTTAGATATAATCATAAGATTTTTTTGGTCATCGTAAAGACCAATTTCAGTTAAATATGGTTTAGTGGTCACATTCCAAGTTGGGTTTGTACTAGTTTTAAACTCAGTATCTGACAAATTAACTTTACAAACCATTTCATATATAGTTGCTTGAATATCAGTTTCTAATGACCCATAGAAATAATACTCATCACCAAAATTAAGTTGTTGACCAACATCATTAGCACCTGTTATTGTTATATAGTCATCCAAATTGTATAATGGTGCTGAATTATATAAATTATTTGTAATAACAAATGTTGTACCTGTTAAAGCATTTTTAGTTATATAACCATTAACAGTTGTTGCTGACAAATCAGAAGTAAAATCAATAACCCTCCATGAGTCAGGTTGAGGTCTACTTCCCGTCACTACTTTTTGACATAAAATTTCTAACTTTTCACCAAAAAATCCTTGTTTATATGTATTACTATAACCCGTTAAACAAGGGAAATCATCACCAAATCTAACCCCCACATTTTCAGAATCAGATGGGTTACAAATATTATTAGGTCCTTGTATTTTTGAATAATAGTTACAATGTAATGAATTTGTAAATGCAGTTGTGTTAGTGAATCTATAAGTAACAAACATAGTTTGATTTGAACCTGTTAAAATACCTTGAGAATCACCTAAACTATTACAAGTGTTTGGTGTTGATAAAAATAATTTAGGTGCCGGTATTGTCCAATTTCTATTAGATTTATACGACATCGCAGCCAATAACTCTTCATCATCAATTACAATTATCCTATCATCAGGAAATACTTTACCTACTCTACTTGGGTAATTATCAGGATTTACATTAGTATCCCATAAATGGTAATATCTAATACCCAACTCATTCATATCGTCATTTTTAGTTGACTGAACATATCTAACACCATTATCAAACAAATCAAATCCTGGAGGGTCAACCCAAAAAGTCTCACCCATACAACATTCAGGATTTTTATGCCACATTAACCAAGGTAGGTGTAATCTAAAATTACGAGCTTGTCCTGTAGTATTAAATGTCGCTTCATACGATTGGAGTGCAAATTTTTCACCATAAAATAAATCAATAGTTTGGTTAGTATAGTGTATAATACCAATAGCCTTTTGTTCTTCAGGTTCAACTTCAATAATTTCCCCAAATGAATTATAATAATAGGTATCAGTTGTCTCAGCACTAAATTGGTTACTAATAAAAAATGTTTGACCACTATTTGACATATAACCCAAATATTCTTTAGTCCCTAAATAATTAACAGAACCAAATTCCTCATAATCTTTATATAAAAAACTATCAATACCCGCTAATGTTTCAGACCAAGGAATATTCATATTCCATATTTTAACATCAAACTCATCCTCAGCACAAACTGATTCAAAATTAATTATATTATCACTATAGTGATTTAATGGCGTTACACTATCATATAAATCAGTCATTTGTTTTGGATAAACAATTAATCGTGAATATACATTTGTTAAATTAATATTTGTGAAATCAGGAGCATCTCTATCTAAAGTTAATACATTTGCACAATAATCCACCACTCTATAAGTTAATATTGGATAACAAGAAAACATTTCCATTAACTCATTATTTGTACAATTACCTAAATTATCATAATAAATGGTGACAAAGTCACCAGGTGATGGGTCAACAGTCTGATTAACATTACAAGTATCCGCAGAAACAATAACCGTATTAGTTCCATCTAAACTAGTCATATCAACCACAAAGTTAGATGTTATCGTATACGCACTACTAACTAACACACTCCAATTAGTTGGTAATGAAGTAGTATCCGCACTAAAAAACCCTCTCATTGCGGCAGTGTTATATATTGGACTAACAACTGAATCCATTGTTGGTAACCCATAAGTATTACCACCATCACCATCAACATAATAAGGATATTTAATATTTTGTTTGTTAGATTCAGGAACACCTGACATATTCTGAGCATTAAACCCCGATTCTAACACCATAGAATTTGATATCACATATGTTGTTGGTAACTTATTATATAACATTTCACTATCACCAACTTGGAAATAAGCGATATTAAATCTACCTTGTGATAACTTCTGTCTAGCAGCATCGGTTATTTTTGTATTTATTAAACCTGACGTATTTTTTAGTATATAACCCATTTTTATTATTTTTATTATTAATTACTCAATCGCTGAAACCGAAATAAGACAACAATCACAACCACTAAGTACTGTATTATTAAATCCTGTATTCGGTTGTGTAAATTCACTAACACAACAAGCTTCGGCACAATTTATATTTTTAGTTTGATTTATTTTAACATAAACAACATCTGTTGATGATATTACAACATTACTAAATGTTGATATGAAATTTGTCACATAATTAGTATTACCATTACAACTACCAGGTGATGTGTTCACACCTGTTGTTTCAGTAGTATTTATTGTACCCACAGATATTGTTGACCCATTTTTTACAAGTTCAATTGAACATATTGCTGTAGCTGAGGTCAATAACGGACCTCTAGTAAAACTCCAATTAACCACAATATCAGTTGTCACTTGAACACCCACAGGTACTGAAGATAACTGACTTGTTGTGAATGATATTGATGAACGATATTCTCTACTTGTCGGTGTTAATTGTTGATATAATTCAGTTGATGTTGAAATACTATAATTCACTGACGGTTGTACAGTATTTAATACAATACTTTTTGTCTTGGTATTACCATCACCATCTTTAACAGTAACCGCATAATTACCACCACATAATCCATTTTTAAATGGTAATAATTGATATGAATTTATAAACGAATATTGATATCCACCAACTCCCCCCGTCGCATTTACTGTAATAACACCATCACAAGTACAAGTTGGGTCCTCTTTTGTTAATGTAAAATCAAGTTCATTACTTGGATTACATTCACCAATAACCGCACCAACACTACCAATCCCACCTATCAATTGCCAACCATTTATTGGTGGATATGCCGGATTTGTATTTATTATTAATTCAGTAATACCACTACCTGTTAATCTCCAACTATCAGGTGTTAATGATGTATCCCAAAAAATTCTTGAATCTCCAAATTCCGAGGTCCAAGTGTTTTTACCATTATAAAATCCGTTAGCAATATAGTTTACACTAACTTCATTTTTAGTAAAACAAATATTATATTCAGGTAGTAGTGTTGTTGTTGGTTCCGGTGATATTGTTGTTGCCGGAATTGGCGGTGTTAATGAACAAGTTATAACTTGAGTATAATCTTCATTATAATCAGTTACCGTAGCAGTATAAGACCCAACACTTAAATTATATAAAGTTTGCTCAAAACTACCATTAGTCCATTCAATACTATATGGTGGTGAACCTCCATATATAGTTAAACTAATTGAACCGTTACTCGCAACTTCACTTGTTGGGTTAGTTGGGTTACAAGTCACTGTCATAGGGTATATAGTTACCACCCCACATTCATTTCTATTAGTCGATGCCGGCATAAATTATTTTTATTATAAATAATCAGAAATTTATTTTTTTATTATTCTTTTCATAACTTCAATGTATTTTTGTGTTACACTGTTATCATCAACATAGTTAAAATATTCAATATTAAACTCAAGTAATTCTAAGGGACTAGTGTTTGTAAACTCGCCTTTATAAAATGTATTTGATTTCATATTTTTAGTTATTCCCGCCATATGTAATATTGGGTTTTTATTGAATGTCGGAAGTATGTCTGTTGCCCAAGTAAACGATAATTTATCGGTAATTGATGTTTCTTTATTAAGTAACCAAAGATTCCATAGGACACACCACATATCAGATGTCCACATTTGAATACCATTACTTATCGGATATTTTTGATGAAACTTAATAAGAGATAGATATAAAGGTTCAGAATCATTGTAGACTTTTTCCCAAAATTCATAACCAACATTTTTTAACAAGTATTGAGCCCCACCTGATTTTTCTTGATTGTTCTTAACAATATCCGGTGAAATATTTATAATTTCACACATATTGTTTAGTAATTCATCGTCTAATAAATTGGGGTATTCTTTTTTATATCTACCACCACACATATTAATATATTCATACCCAATATATGATTTAGTATCTGATAAATAACAAACATCGTCGCCTAACAAACTTTCAAAATCAGGTAATTCCCTAAAAATAATATCAGAATCGTGATAAAAATAACACTTACTATATTCGGGATTTTCTTTTAACCATTCATACAACATTAGAGGTCTTAATGTTGGAATGTATACCTTACTCACCCTTTTATCTATAAAGTAATGTAGGTTCACTCCTAAGTCCTTTAATTCCAATGATTCTTGACTAGGTTCTTCCCCGTCAACAATCATAAATAAAAGATGAATTTGATTTGGTTTAATACCTTTTTCAATAAAATTATGAATGTAAATTTTTGTTTGCCAATGAAAATATGTAACATCAGGTTGTGCCGATACAAAAATTAGTTCATCCATAAAATATTTTTATTTAAAAAATAATTGATAAATTAGTTTAATAAATGAAAAACACACCTATGTTGCACAGGACACACAAGAAATATCGTAATGTATTACCATACTGACCGAAACAACTGTGTCTAACAGACTAGCACTTGATGCACAATCAGTTGTTATAACTATTTTATTTTTATCAGTATCAATTGTAACAGTTCCAATACCATCATAATTTAATAACATAGTTCTAACAGTATCTGCAAATAGTTCATCACTTGGTACATCAGTTAAAGTATAACCTGTGTAAAATACTGTCGACGCTGTAACACCACTAACATTTGTAACCGCCTCAAAAATTGCTTTATTTAAAACACAATTTTCATCACCCATTGTTAAATCAGCAAACCCTTCTTTTAACATTAATAATGGATTCTTTGTTAATAATTTACCTGTATTATTAAAATCACTTTCACAAATTTCAAATAACTCATAAGATAATGAACAACATATACCACCTGTTAATGTTATTGTTTTTTGTTTAAAACATCCTAAACTATCACTTACATTAACTGTATAAGTTCCTGCCGATAAACTACTAAGACTTAAACCTGTTTGACCATTAACATTACTACTCCAAGTTATAGTATACGGTGGATGACCATTAACAATAAAAATATTAATCACACCATTACTACAATCAGTTGGATTAACAAAACTTGAAACTAATTCTACCGATTGTGAAGACCCTACATATACACTATCTGTTAGTTTACATAATAAACTAGTATCGGTAACTGACACCGTATAATTACCTGAAGGTAAATTATTGAAGGTATGTGTTGGGTCCGTTAGAGTAAGAATCTCACCTGTACTAAGTTCATAAGTATAAGGTCCAAATCCATTACTAACTTCAACAACTATTGAACCATTACTTCCACCACAAGTAGTATCAACAACACTATAATTAAACTCAAAATTAACTTCATTTTCAATAGTTCTTGTTGTGGTATAAGTACAAGGACCACCATCCGTAATTCTAACTGTATAAGTACCCGACGCTAAATTTGTAAATGGGTAATTTTGACTTTCAGTTACTTTAGAAATATTAACTGAATTATCTGCAGATATAACTTCAAAGGTATATGGTGGTGTACCTGATGTTACATTAACGGTAATACTACCTAAACCATTACCACATTTTGAATTAACAGTATCTATTCCTACTAACAAAAAGGACTTAGGTGTGTTTAACATCACACTACCTGAATATTTACAAAGTCCAGAATCCTGAACAGTATAGTAAAACATACCACCGGCTAAACCATCAAATGTTACATAATTATCAAAAGATGTTATTATAACATTGTTTGAACCTGAAAATGTAAATGGTGATGTACCACCTTCTAAAATTATAGTTACCTCACCATCATTACCGAAACAAGAAGGTTGTTGAACATACAATCCACCCTGTTCCATCGGTTGAACCGAATTAACTTCCGCTGACTTACTTAAAACACACCCACTATTATCACTAACAGTCACACTATATGAACCAGTACTTAACCCCGTTATTGAATTTCCGGTATCGGGTAATATTGTATCACCATTTTTCCATAAAAAAGTATATGGTGGTGTACCAACAATATTATTAACCAATATTTTACCTGTTTTAATTTCAGGAAAACACCCTGAATTATCAACGACATAAACATCATATGTTAATTTTGATGAAGAATCAATAATAACAGTCTCAGTTCTTGCGGTACAACCTCCATCATCAATAACATCAACATGATAAATTCCAGGTTCTAAACCACTAAAAATCGCACCGTGTGGTGTTATATCGTTATTTGTTGTTGCCGATGTTATATATCCTGCAGTACTATACAGTAACCAACTATAATTACCATAATCATACTCTGTTGTTGCAGTTAATGAACCATTGTCAAAATCACAAGTAGTTTTAGTAACACCACTAATATTAACGCAAAACCCACTTGAGATATGAACCGAAGCCAATTTAGTCACAAGTTCAGGGTCATTACAACTATCTGTTATATTGAATATATATGTGTGGGCTGATAATGATGACATTTTAAATGTATCACCAGATAATAAAACAGTACCTAATTGAGGTTGTAACCACTCAATAGTATATGGGGGTGCAGTACCATCAATTAAAATACCAAAAGCACCTTGATTTAAATTTTGACAATCACCCGTTAAACCTGTTAATGAATATGATAAACTACAAGCCATTAATTACAACATATTTTTAAATTTATTCCAACATTAATATTTAATGTTAAATTTTGTGCCGACTCAGAACATATACTATTAAAAACAACCACTTTAGTATTATTATCTATTAAATAATAATCATAACCATCATCATTAATTCCATCTAAGGTTTCTATTAACGCGTCAAACCATTGAGAATTACTAGGTGAACTAAACGAATTATTTCCATAACCAACACCTGTAAAAAATTTATTTTTTGCTATAATAGTACCGTTTATTCGTAAGTCAACAAACCAATCACTATTAATACTATTAAAATCACATGAATTAGCATTTTTCCCAATTGACGCAATATAGTCGGTAACAACTTTACCTAAAATACCTGTAAACGATGACAAACTTCCTAATGGATATACAGGACATTCAGTACTTTGAACAGGACAATCAATTGGTAAGAAATTAGTTGTAGTAACACAAGGTTTACAAGGAACAGGAACAATCTGACAACCACCCTGTCTTCTCCAAGCATGTTTTTGTCTATGGAAAGCCGAGTTTTCATATTTCACACCCGTACTCCAAATCGTTGATGCCGGAATCATCTGTTCAACTAATCGTATCCAATAATCACCCAAACCATTCACATAATTCATCATTGTTTGATATGTGAAATTATCATTTGGTTGACCAATAACCTCTTGAGATAACAAATACCTCCAATAAATTGACTCTAACGTAGGATAACCCATTGATTTACCGTTAGACATATATTGTCTATTTCTAACGTTAATCATATTTTTCCAAAATGATTGTGCAAATTCAAAAAATGTTTGTTCTTTTGGTTTTGGGTCAATTTGTGTCCAATCAACACCCCCTTTTTGAGGATATTGTGGATTAATAGATGTTAATACAGTTGAACCACAAGCCGATGGTGGTAAATCAAAAAGTCCAGCATTAGGTATCGGATAATCATATTCTCTTGACATATACCAAACATCATAAACCAAACCTTGAGACGGATTTAAATGTAAGTCAATATTTTTAACATTTAAAACTAATCGTTCATCATATGTTACATATTTTGAATTATACCCCCCATCTAAATTAGTTCGTAACCCAACTTCAGTATCAACCCAACTTTTATTATTATCTTTAGTTTTAGTTAAGTTGAACCCTAATCTCATATAAGGGAACTTTCTAAACCTATCCAAATAAACTTGACCGTAAGTGTAAGGTATTAAATATGTTTGATAATCAGGACTAATACCGACAAATGAACTACCACTTTGATTTACATTCTCAGGAGCTCTATGACTTGGCGTTTGTTCAAACCAACCACTACCAATTTGGAAGTAATAAGTTTCAGTATCTTCAGGAGCCATAGGATAACCATACTCATCCATAGGATAATCACTTCTACCGGTGGTAACATCTTTAATTATAAATTCAGTTGTAAATCCTGTATATTGAGTTCCCTGAAATGTGAACACATTATTTAAGTCATAAACAACTGAAGGTTCAACATAAGTACCACCCGATATTTGTGCAAATTGTTTGTTAAATTGTTTTAAATTAATTACTTGGTCAGCTAAATAAACGTGTTCATTAAAGTCAACTAAGGCATCAGGAGCACCAATTAACCTCATCAATATTTCAACGGATTTTCTTGTTCCTTTTGATTTAAACAAATACGCTGAATTTAAAATGATATTTCTAAAATATTGATAATTTAATTCTTCAGGTGTTGAACTTGTTTGAACCCCACTGAACTCTGATTTATCTCTATTCTTTTCACCGAATACTGATTTTAAAAAGTTCTCATTAGTTATTGGTGATATATTAGTTGTCCAACCTAATGTTTGGGCTAAGTTTTTAAGTAGTTGTGATGGGATATCATTACCTATATTGTAATTAACTGAATTCATATAGGCTAACGCATCTATGAATTTTTTAATCTCATCAAAATTTCTACCATAAATTTGTAATGTTTTCTCAACTTTTTGACCGATAGTGTCAAAATCTTTAAAAGCACCTGTTGTTAAAAACCTTGATATTAAATTTGTTTTATACCCATCTAACGACTCAGTAATTGAGTTAAGATTTTCAAGATATCTTGTAAAATTTGATGATAATATATCAATATTCCACATACCATTTATCGGCCAAGTAAGTTTTGCTTGGTCAATACTATAGGTCCCATCATCATTCTCAATAGGAACACTGAAGTATGATGTGTAAATTGGATTAGAATATCTATTTAATAAAAACTTTTCAATTTCATCAAAATTTTCATTAAATATTCTACTAACCTCCAAATCGTTAGGTCTAATGTAAAAGTTAGTAAACACATCAGTTAACCCTGAAAATGGGTTACCTAACACTGATATTGTTAAAGTCCCATTAGTTAATGAATTAGTCGGTTGGACGAATACTACATCATACACACCACCATTATAAAAAAGTGAATACTTAGCATATTCATTAGTTAAGTTCCTAAGTGACGATACTTGAACTTCTCTTAATTCTAAATTTCTAGTCGCATCAACAGTGAAATCAACATCAAATTGGTTACGTAATCTCGCAATATCTAAATCAAATGTCGTATTGTCACTCGTTGAATCATAATAAACATTAGTCGCTGTTGAACCTGTTTCATAATTAATACCTAAAACAGTTGATTCTATTGACGCTGGAAAATAACTAATAATTTTCTGAATTGAAACCGAAATTCTTTTACTTAATGACCCGTATAAAGTAAAATTAGTAACCTGACTTAAATCAAAATTAGGGTAAACTTTAAAATTAGCTTCAAATATTTGTTTTGACTGAGTAATATCATCAACACCTAATGTTGTTAAATTTATTGGCTCAGAAAAGTTACCCGTAATAAAATTACGATTTGACTTTTCAGTGATTGAAGTAACAAAATTGAAGTTACCTTGAGTCAAACCACCACCCTGCACTAATTGGAATCCAACTAAGTCGTCAGAAAATGTTCCCGCACCTGTGGCCGGAGTTGGTGGACAAATATATTTTTTTATTGCCATTATTCAGTTATATTTGTAAAGTTTTTACTAAAATCAATATCATCCCCTCTATCCGCTCTAACCTCAAATAACAATCTGTTAAATTGGTCTCTAATTTCATATAGATTGTATTGTCTATAGATATTATCGTCAGTGTCATACATAGTGTAGATACCATCATCCATAGATTTAGTTTGATTACCAAACAACGCAATTGCCAATGTTGAAAAATCATGTTCAGCCATCTCAATATCTAAGGTTATTGGATTAAAGAATGTATTAGTTATTATAACATTTTGTGTTGGTTGACCGATATATGGAACTGAATTAGGTTTGTTTGTTGGTGATGACGATGGTGACAACGTACAAAACATCAAATTTGTATTATTTTCAGTATATCTATATCTAATCGCTTTTTGCGAAGTATTTGTTAAATTTTCAATAACAGGTTCACAGAAAAAAGATGAGGTAATAATTCGGTAAAAATTAGGTATTTTTGTTCCATCTGAATTTAGATATTCAATTCTAAATCCAACCAAACCTTGAGTGACAAACTTATTTCTAAATTCACTAGGGACTTCACTTAAATCAAACACCAAACCTCTAACATTTGGTAATGCCGACAACACACCACAATCTAATATTGACGTTCTAATTTCCGCAGGTCTAATAAATAAAGTATAGATACCTATTCTATTAAATTGGTCTGCCGGTAGTTTTAAATTATATAAACCACCCAATATTTCAAGGTTTGGTTTACCACCTGTCGCGTCATTATGAAAATACGGTCTTAACACCGCAGTTGCATCCAACTTAGTTAATTCAAAATTATTAGTATCGTCTCTTGATGGTGTATAATTCAAGATTATCTCAACATCTTCCGGTGATACATCAGCCGGTCTTATTGTTCCATATGTTCCTGTTGCCATATTATATTTCGTTTACTTTATAAAATCCGTAACCATACTTTTCAAGGTCTCCAACATTATCCACCTCACCTAACCTGATTACCGATTCTAATCCTGATTGTTTACCTCTCTCAATAAATACATCAGATTGTATTTCCGGTTCATCAATCACGTTTATTAATGCTTCATTTTTAGTTATTGCTGAACAAACTAACATATCAGAGGTTATTCCTGATGATTCAACTACAAAAACTGTCGTTCCATCAGGAAAATCATAATAGTATTTTTCGTTTATTGTGTATGCTGTATATGTGTCTGTAACTTCTTTTAATGTCCCTACAGTTTCATTATCAATTTTAACAGGAATTCCTAATCTATATTTTCCCGCAAATAATTTAGTATCCGTCGATTTACCATACACTTGTAAATCAGTCAAGGATGAATATGTATAACCTGAAATTATAAATGGTATTGTAGTATAATTTCCACTTGATTGTAATTCAACATCACAAGTAGAATCACCACTAAATATATAATCGTAACTTATCGGTGTTCCTGACCAATTACCACCAGCAGGAATAAAATAAGCAGTACCATTTGGGTCAGTTATTGTTGCCGCAGAATAGGGTACTGAAATCTTTTTTTTCACCAAATTAACACCCCAAGGACTCATACCTGACATTGTTATTACAAAATAACCACTCTGTGTGTAAGTATGCGCATAATTGTTTGGTGCAACATTATTAACAGTTTGTATTGGTGAACCGTCACCCCAATCAATTTTATAATCTGAAAATGATAAATATTTTTTAAATTCCGTATCCGAGGTATTATAAAAAAAGTACTTAAATGGGTTTAATGTTGTTGACGAAAACAAAAAATTAGTCATAGTATTCTGTTGTACAACCATACCATCAAATACCGAGTAATAACCAATATCAATTGTATTTTCAGTTAAAAATATTGGAATGGTTAAATTTAATATTGAATCTCCTGTTGTTCCACCTGACAATATATCCGTCATTGATGAATACGCATATGTTTGACCTGTAAAAAATCTAGTTACCGCACTTGTATATATGTCACAACATTCCACATATTCCGAGTTTGTTGTTTCACTATCACCCGTATAATTAACCAAGAATATTTTGTTCTTAATTACTTCAGGTGATATCTTATAATAAAAAATTCTTTCATCCATATTAAACAGGTGGTTGATTAACGTATTCGTACCATTTTATTGAACTATTAGTTCCCACTCTTATATTATTATAATCATAAACCGAGTATGTGAAATCATTATAATCTAACTCAACTTTATAGTAAAAATATTGACTTGTATTAAAATTGAATTTATTCGGTATAATAGATTGTGGTGTTGTCATCATTCTCATAAACCCACCAACTCTTGCATTAAAAAATTTTGCTGACATATAAAATGTCTTTAGGTTGAATGTTTTTAAATCTCGTAACCAATAAATAAAATACCCTTCTTTATCACCGACAAAATCAAGTTTGAATCTTGGTATTCTAATTTTAGCAGGGGGTAATATTGGTGAAATTATAGCATCCTCAGATTCACCTTGTTGGACAGGTATGATTATTGTAAAATAAATAATTTGTGTTGCAGTATCATTAGTATCATAGAAATCCAATTTAAAAAACGAATTTCTAAATGGTTTTTCATAATAATAAATTTGATTTGAATTAAACCCCTCATTAATATATGTTGGTTTCCAATCAGTGGCAGTTGCAGTTATTATATTACCACCTGTTGGGGTATTATCAAAAAAATTAAATTCATAATTAACATCAGTTCTAGTATCATTAGTAAATGGTTTATGTGAAAATCTTGCAATTTCAAAGTCGGTAGGTTTACCGATAATCTCTTCCATCACATCTTTTTCATACATTTCAATACTATCTTGATGTCCTTCAAAATCCCATTTAATCTCTAAAGGTATATTAATATAATCATCAGTATCATTTAATACAAATCTATATTTATTCACAGTTATCGCTCTTTGGTATGTTTATTGTAGTGTCATCAATATAATTAGTACCTTCAGGTATTATTCTAAAAGTCATATTCTTTGTTGGGTAATGTTTACCATTTAAAAATGGATAATCAACACCCCTACCATCCGGGTCTCTGAAACCATAACTATATATATCCCTCCATAAAAATTTATTTTCTCTTGTTGAGAAATACGAATAATCAGGAATGTTCAACGCAAAATTAGGATTCATTTCAGCATCTTCAATATAATCAGAGTATACTCTAATTGTCATACTATGATTTGGTTGATAATAATAACCTTCCAAGTTAGTGAACGGACCCGGTTTTGTTCTAATATCAAATACTGTAGTATTAAATGTGAATTTATGAAATAGATTACTTACCACACGTTCTTTTTGTTCATAATCATTCCATTCGCAATAATCACCATCAATAAGGTCACCTTTTTTTAGTGACTTAACATAAGTAAAATTTTTCCCTGATTTATTATATGAACCATTACCGAATCCAGCGGATGAATTTGGATTATTTTTATCCCACCAATTACTTGGTTTACCATTTACCAATGGTAAATTAAAATTAAACCCTTCTTTTAATTCAAATTTAGGTCCCATAGTCCAACCAAAATAACCTTTCCAAATAACAGTAAAAAATATCTCAGTAATCGGTCTTTTTTGATTATCAATTAATCCATTTAAATCAAAATCAGTATTAAAAGATAATAAATAGGATTGTGAACCTTCTTTAACGGACACTCTAGCCGATTTGTTTGGGGTAAACCCTTCTGACTCATATTTTTTAGTTTTACCAAATATATTTTGTTCAAAACCTGCTTTCACCAAATTGTTATCACCAACATTTGACATTATTTTTAATTGTTTCACATAATAACTTGATGTTGTGTCAGACGGATTATCAACATCTAAAACCCTCTTAAATGTTCCTGACGTACCATCTGTGAAAATATTACCTGTAAACCCATAGTTATAGATATTAAACACATAATTATCACTATCAACAGTACCATCACCTAATGAGTAAACTTCAAAGTACTTAATACCATTGTAACTAAAACTTAATTCAACATATTCCCCAACACTTAACCCATGTTTAACAGGTGATTTAAAACTAACAATGCTATCACCCCCTTCCATCATATTTTTCAATACAAATGGTAATCCATCACCCGAAATCCAATTAACATAATTTTGTGATGACTCATCAAAAAATGTCATCGTTTTATTTGTTAAATTATTATACGGATAACTCATATAAAAATTCCAATTATAACTACTAGCACTTTTAGAGACAAAGGTTAAATGGTTATCAGGTGGTGATGTATATCCTGTCACATTATAATCAGTCCTAATAAAATCAAATTCATTGTACTGAGGATATCCTGACCATAGAACCGCATTTGCACCACTTTTACATTGGTCACTAGCCGCTTGAGCCGCGTTAATATAAACTAAATTATTCTCAAATGGGGGATAATTAGTACTACCAACATACGAATTCTTAAATAAAATACTAAATTTACCAACGGGTCTAAATATCGTTGATTTCTGACGTTCATCATCATAAACCTGAGCCAAACTAATATTACTAGTTCTATCATACTCAATCATTTGATTAGTTGTTTGAACGAAAGGTAAATTAATACCATATGATAATTCAGGTGATGATTTATACCTTAATTTACTTAAAACAATTCTTATATCTTTATTATTACCCATTTTCTAATCTGTTATTGTATCAGGTTCAATCCATTTTCTAGTAAATCTATCAAATGCCGATTTACCATGTAGTAATCCAAAATAGTAAAAATACGGAGCTCCTGTATTAACTACTCTTTCAAATTGAATATTTCCAGGTGCGGCATTAACATCCCAATTATTAGTGTTAGCATTAACCACCCCATTACTATCAACTGAATAAATTAATGATTTATAGTATTTTGTAACCATACTACCTTTAGTTCTAAAATACCTTGAGTTCCTATTTAATCTATCTAATTTTTGATATGGGTGATTGAAAAATGTTAAACCCGAAAAAGGTTCTGTTGACCAATCATTTAATTGACTACCAAAAATACTATCAGGTTTAGGTGGTTGATATAATGCCTTACCTGAATCATAATCACCATCACTACCATAATTAGGTTTTATAAACCATTGATAATAAGGCACACTCTGTGTCTTAACTTTAAATGGTTCAAAAGCACAATCTTGTTTATCTATAGGTAAATCACCACTAATTATTGTTCTTTTAGGTGATATATAATCTCTAGTTTGAGTATCTGCCGAAAAATAAATCCCAAACACTGCGTTTGATGTTTTACCACCATTATAGAAAATATCACAACTACTATATGTCTCATCACTAAAACCAAGTGTTCCTAATTCAGAGTTAATAGAAACCATTTGAGCGTAATCTGCGTCTATTTTTAAATTTTCACGACTAAAATATCTCAACACGGAATCAACACCTGATGAATTTAATATTTTATCTAAAGTACTTTTATTTATAAGCCTTGATATTATAAAAGTATTTAATAAATCTGAAACATCTTTAAATGTTGTTGTTGTTAATTTTTTCATAACATACCCATCATAATCGTTTGAATAAACAATTTCTTGTGTGTAAGCATCTCTCGGACCTAAATCCATTACAGTTGTTGGAAACATCAAATTATTACGATTACCACCATATGTTTTATTTGTAAACCAATTGATTGGGTTTTTTCTACCAACAAACCCATCAGTTTCACTATAAGGACTACTTCTATAATAAAAATTGTTTGTGATAGTATCAAAATAAATGTTATTTTTACAGTAACAATTATATGGTTGATTACTTGTTTTTGGATTATTAGATGGGTTCGTAAACCTTCTTGAATTTACAAATGAAAACATATACAAAGTCCCATTAACCCAATTATTAGTAAAGTAATGAGCAAACACATTTCTACAAGCCGCAAATGATATCACAGTTCTAGCTCTCCATTCTGATAATAAATCAAAATCACGAAATAAACTTTGTAGTGGTACTGTCACTAAATAATAACAACCCCCTTCAAATATTGATTCTGATTGTTTACCAAACACATTAAAAGTAGTACCTACACGATTCCCGTAACAAGAACCAGGTCCTGATTGTGGGTAAGTATTACCTTTTGGTCTTGGTTCATAAAATACTGTATCTTTAGCTTGGTCGTAGACATAACACTCAAGAGGTATTAATCCTTCACAACTAAATGTTCCTAATATGTCACCACCACATTTAACCTCAGCATTATTTGCTTGAGATTCTGCACTACCACCAACACCTGAAACACTAGAACCCGCACCAACCGCATTAACACTTCCATCATCACTAATTTGATAATAACTAAAATTATTATTACTCATTAATGTATAACTAATTGAATTATTAGACTTATTAATTTCTTGAAATGATGATGTTGGTAATCTATCCGACCTCATAACTATTTGTCGTTTACTTGTACCACTACCAATAGTTAGTTTTTTGGTATATCCAGAACTTAAATATGAATGACTACGATATTGGTAATCACTTATTAATTGACCACCATTAAGACCACCATTAATAGTAACACCCACATATTGTGCCACTTGTATACATTCACCACACCTATTATAGTTATAACCCGCACCAAAACAACTTAATCGTTTACCTATATTACCTCCAAGACCCCCCCAAATAAAACCAGCATTTTCACAATCAGTTTGATTCGCATAATCAAATGCGGTTGGTTTATAATATGTTTTATAACTATAACTTAAATTACTTGTAGGGACCATAACCGCAAAGTTACCACCTTCAAAACTTTCATTATCAAAGTAACCTCTATTATGAGCACTACTTAAATTAGAACCTGTACCATCATCATCAGTTGATTTATTATTATACGGGTAAACACCTCTCGTGTCTTTCTTTTTATAACTATCATCACCAACAAATCTGAAATCAGGTTGTTTATCATAATTACAAGCTAATGAGTTACCCAAACCATTTAAAATTTGACTGTCAGTTCCACTAATACGGATACCAGTTCCATTATTAACTTTTACAGTGTTCTTATTAATAAAAGGTAATGACGGTCTAAAATTCTCATCAATAGGTGAATAATAGAAATGGTTAGTTGTTGTAAATGAAGAAAAATCACAATATCCCGCAGGTCTATAAAAAGGGTCAGATTCTTTAGGGTTATAAGGAACTACAGGGTCTTGAGATTCATCAGGACCAGGACCAAATTGTTGTGTGTTATGTGATGGTTCCCACATAAATGTATCGTGAAATAACGTTGAGTTAGAATACGAGTCATTAGCGTTACCATCAACAATATCGTGATTAATACATCTAAACCCTTTTTGAATAGGTATATTCATCCTCATATTAGGTAATGTAACTATCTTATTACCATATGCTTTTTTACCATACAATTTACTCAAATCATAAGATATTGTAGTTTTTGGCGAATTGGGGTCAACACCTCTAACCATAAACACAACTCTATTAGCTTGAAAGTCTTTGTAAAAATCCCTTATTGGTCCAATACAATTAACTTGAGGTGAACAAGTTTGTGGATATTCATCATTACCGTTACCATTATTATAAAAATAACCAGAACCTCCCTTTCTTTTATAAACCCAATCATCACCAAGACCCCCAAAATTAGTATAATATGTTTGAACATAATTATAACCTCCATTAATACATCTACTAAAGAATGAATTCGGTAAGTCAGGTGACATTGTATTAACAGCATCAAGATAATCCTTAACCGAGACATTATGTATAACTTGTAAATACTCTAAATCAATTGGGAATTTATGGTATGAAACCTCAGTAAATCCTGTAATAGCGTAATTAACCGATAAATTATTACCATTACCTATAGGGTCGGCATAATTAACAGTTGTTAATATTTCATTAATCTTACCTTTGGTCCCTGGCTTAATATTACCAATTGTTTTACCCGTAATACTCCAAGTACCAAAGTCATTTGTTGCATAACCAATTCCATCTAAATTAACATCTTTAGTTAAAGTAGGGTCCACTGTAGTTAAAAGTTGTCCAACTTTAAAATTTGTGGTCTCACCTGAATCAATTAAAACCGCAATAACATTATCTAAATGATACAACCCATTAAGATTACCATTTGTTGCCGTTAATGACCCTCCATTCATTGTTGTATTATATCTAACACCAATTCTATTAACACTACCACCAGGATTACCCACATTATTATTAAAATATTTAGCTTTAGTATTAAATAAATTAAATCTTTCGTGCCAAGGTAAATCTGTTGATATCGTTCTTAATCCACCGTTTCTTGTTGATGTCATATCACCAATAGGTCCTTTAGATGCTAAAGAATAACCATTATCAACACCAATACCAGCAATAAATGTAACATCATTAACACTACCCTCAGTAAATTTACCATTATATGGACCCGTATAATTACCTTGAATAATTATATCTGCATTAGCTGAATTTGGCACCTGAATTGGGTTGTTTGGGTCCGGAGGAACTACTGTCGGTGGTGTCATTTCACATGAACACAATTCACAATCCGGATATGTCATATTAGGTAGTTTCAATGTTGATTCCTTACATTGGTCTTTAATACTTTGATAAGTTGCTTGTAAACTAGTACAAAAACCCTCTAAAAAACCAAATGGACGTATATATGTTACAATAACATCAATCTTTATAGTTGCAAACCAACAAATAATTTCTTTTAAAAGACCCACAATTGGTAAAACAATTACACATAACAACCAAAATAATACGTGAGCAACAATTAACAGAATGTACATTATTGGATATGTTATTAACATTAAAAGTTGGAATAGTATATATATTATATCAATTCTATACATCCCATCATTGGATGGAAATTTATTAGTTGTTGATTCACAATCTTCATCTAAAATATGTTTAATACCTATCATTCGATTATTAAACGAACCTTTACGATACTCACTAATTAATTGTGAAATAGTATATACTTTATTATATTGCATCTCATAGAACCTATCTTCACAATTAATGGCTTCTAAAACCATCTGGTCACCTAAAGGTGTTAATACACCTGAATTATCTTTAACACCATAATCAGTCCAATCAAGACTAAATGCGTAAGACGCTCGTGCTGATTTGTAATTATCCGTATTTGGTGGTAATTGGAACGCACAAGGGTTATCCAAATTACTAAAATTACCTCTTGAACCCGCATTTTTACCGGTTAATGGGTCTGTTTGGTCAGGACCTAACCACCCATATTCTTTTATATTAGGTACTAAAAAAGTAGCCCTTTTAACTCTTTCACCTAAATCAGGTGACTGATTCCATAATACTTTAAATCGGTATTTACCTTTAGTAGGTATACCCTTTTTAGGGTCTTTAGATATCACTTGTTCACCAAATTCATTAGTAATCACATAATCTAAATTCATTGGAACATCAAACATCCAAGTACCATTTTCATCAATAACTTGACCACCTTCTTCAAAATCAGCAACTTCAAGTCCCGGTCTACCGTTAACATCAGTAAATATTGTTTGCCTAATAGCCTGTATTTGACCTGGACCCGCAATTAAATTACATAATTTTCCCGACTTTAATGTTGGTTTACATCTAAGTTTTAATGATTCATCATCATTCGAAGAAATGATTGACCCCATAAAAATTGATGTCGGTTGTATTGTGATATTTTTTTCGGCAGATAAATCAAAATCCGTTCTTGTAATACCTAAAACACAAATATTTTCATCACCCCAAAATGGTTGGACTTCAATTGTTCGGTTTATAGTAATAATTTGAGGTAATTCATTTATATTTGTTGATGACTTAAATTTTGTACCATTAACTTGTTGAGGTGATGCAACACCCATTCTAATTAAATCTTGAGGTGACAATGAAAAATCACCAATATCAGATAAGTCAACATTAACAACAATAGTTTGAGCACCTAACGGAACTCCAAATATCATATAATCCCCACTTTCATTTGTGATAGTATTGTATTTGTAATACTTGTCGTATATTTCAATTTTAGTAGGATTTGTTAATACTTCTTGGCGAGTAAAAAAAGAACCTGTCGGAACGTGATTACTATATGATTGTTCAATTGGTAATAAGTTATATCTATAACCTTGGTCGTTGATTTGTGTTAATGTTTTATATGGATATAAATCAGCAATAACAGGATTGTTAATTTCATCATCACTTGATAACGGAATAAACACTGAAATTTTAGCATTTGGAACACCAAAACCATTATTAATACTCACACGACCAATTATTACACCATAATCGGAACACTGTCTTGTATATATTTCACTCTGTAATACCTTTAAGGATAATATCTCAAGATATTCAAAATCTTGGTCTATCCTTACTTTTATTGATTTATCAACACCGGGGGTTGTTCTTATTCTATACGAATTTGACATTGTTTTCTTTTAAAATAAATAGTTTATATACTATTTTTAAAAGATAAATGATAAATTTTCAAAATAAATCATCAACTAAAATTAGTTGTCTTGTAATTTTTAACTCTAACATTAATATCATTACTTGGAAATCTTACTTGATATGTTTGACTTGGTTCAGCAAAAATAGTATCATCAATTAATTGTATCTGTCTTGTACCATTATCCAAATAAGGTTGTGAGGTTTGTGACGAAGAATATTGACCACCAACTTTGTTAAATACTTTAATATCAGACAAACTAATAACACCATTTTGATTTTGAATCTCTTTTCTAAGTTCCGAAATATTTACGTTTTCACCCATTTGTCTGTTAGTTGGGTCAAAGAAATCTGAAGTTATGTTAATTATTTGAGAAATAACACCACCTTGGTTTTGACTACTATCTAAAACAACATCTATTGTTAAACTTAAATCAACCACATTAGCAACTTGTACTGAAATGTAATCATTCATCATTCTATAGTTTGATAAGTAATTAGCTACGTTATTTTTTAGTGTATCTGAAATAATTTCAGTTAATTTACCATTTTCATCGTATGATAACATTTTGATAATTATTTTGTTATTCTCCTCAGTTATTGCAACTTTAGCAGGAGCACCATATTGAGAAGGCATTGTTCTAATTAAAGAATCATAGTCATTAACAGTTACCGCTCTATTTTGAGCTGAAAAGTTAAACCCTACTAAATTCCTAACCTCTTCAATTGTTGGGAAATCAGCACCACCAATCGCTGCCGTAACATTAGTACATCTTAATGAATTAACAACACTTGTATTTACAGAATCCGAAGGTCCATTAACAAAAAAAGATACAGTTCCTAATTGATTAATAACATTAACACCTAAATTACTAATAGAACCACCACCAATTCTATATTGAACGAACAATGTCGTGTTCGCTTTTAATGAACTACCTAAAGCAAAGTTATTTGAATACTTATTTAAATCCAATTTAAACCCATTTCTAGCAAATTCACGTAATTGTTCATCAGCCGATTGACTACCACCACCAAAAGTCATTTTTAAATAACCTTCAGGTGTGTATTCACTTATAAATTTATTTGTTACCGACAAATATTTACCAACTTTAATACCAGGATTATCCGATACTTTAGTTGGGTCCTCAACAAATACTCTATCTTCAGCTAAGGCTTTAACCTCATACCATCTATTATCTAAACCTAAAAATTCTTGAACTGAAGGAACATTACCATATTGTGTCCCATCTTTTAACAAAACACTTGTAATACCCAACACATTTTTTTCAGGTAAAAATAATTCATAAAATGGTTTAACATCATTTGGTGTAATTACTTTTTTAAAGACTTTAGTAACACCATTTACAACCGTTTCTCTCTTAACAATAGTATAATTCACTAAAATATTATTGGAATCAAAATTAGGTATCTTCAATCTGTTAGGAAAACCCTCGACACTAATCGCCGATGAAAAATCAATATCGTAAACAGTTTCAAACACTTGACCCGCACCATTAACTTGAGAACCTCGTCTTAATATACCACAATATGATAAATCCTCTTTATCACCATACGCTGGAACGGTGATTGAAAAGTCAACTAACGAAACAGATGGTCTTTGACCTGGCACCTTTAAACCATAAGTTCTTGCTATATTATATATTGAGGACCTTTGTTGTGCAAACTCCAACACTGTTTCCTGAATACTTCTATCAATATTAAAATGTAGGTTATCAGCAATAGCAGCGTTCAAATCTAATAGAACCGAATATACCGCAGCATCATTCACATTCTCAATTAAATCAGGATAATAAGTTCTTGTAAAATTAATTAATTCAGTTCTTAACCCTTGAAAGTCTCTCGTTGTATACGATATCTTTTTATTACTCATATTATAAATTTATAATAACAAAATCACTTGCATTGAACGCGTCGTCAGTTAACAAGTAATCAATTTTAATTTTTGCAGTATGTTCTTTAGTTCCAATACCCGGAACTCTAAACACCCTTTCATCATTCCCATTCACATAAGTCCCCTTATCTTCCTCACCTTCAGATGCCGGAGTTACGGTTAATTTAGTTATTGTTATACCTGGAATATATTCTTCAACAGATTCTCTAATTTCCGATTCAATTTGTGAAAATGTTGGTCCATCTAATGGTTCAAATATGTATTCATACAACCTTGTCCCAAAATCAGGTAAATAATATCTAGTTCCTTTTCTAGTCAATAATAAATGAATTAGATTTGAGCGTACCTCTTCACGTTCAGTATCTGATAAATCTAAAAACTTACCATCATACGAATCTCTAAAAGGGAAATTAATACCATATGTTAATCCTTCTGCCATATAACATAAATATAATGTCGTTATAAATTTTTTGTATAATGACCTAAAATAAAAAACTCCCGACAATGCCGAGAGTTTTTAAAATTTACGGTTTTTTAAGATGAACACCCAAAACATTCAAATTCTGAATCTTGAGGTTTTTGTGGTATTACATCAACTGTTGGTTTTTCTTTTACTGGTTTTTCTCTTTTTGAGATATCCACCGCTAAGTGTTTAGCTCCCGTAGAAATCGCTTTAGTTCGGATATAGTAACTTAATGTTTTTAACCCTCTCTCCCAACCGTGAAAGTGAGATGAGGTAATTTTTGACAACGTTGGGTTACCCATATAGATATTCATTGATTGAGAT